GAGGCTGATTATGGTTTCTATGATAATTTCAACATGGGAATGTCTAGCCTTGGGACTAATGAACTTGGATTTTTGACATCAGGTTTAGAGAGGATGCGAATTGATTCGGTTGGTCGTGTTGGTATAGCAACAAATGATCCAGCCCACACGCTCGAAGTCGCAGGAGACATCGGCATCAACGAATCGTTACGCCATAACGGAGATACCGATACGTTTTTAACATTCAGCACTAATAAAATAAATTTATATGCTGGCAATGAAAATGCTATAGATATAGATGCTACTAGCACCACATTTAATCAAGATAGTTTAGACAGAGATTTCCGTGTTGAAAGTAACAACGATATAAATGCTTTATTTGTAGAAGGTGGCACTGATCACGTTGGCATAGGAACAAATACTCCATCTTGTAAGTTACATGTGGTAGATACTACAAGTGAGGGCAAAATAATAATAGAAAATGAAACATTAGCTCTTTTACAATTAAAACAGCCCACATCTAGCAAGACATTTAATATTGAGTTAGGTAGGACAGATGGAGATCTGACTTTCAGGTCAACTGCTGAAAGAATGAGAATTACTGAAGCGGGTAACGTAGGCATAGGAACAACTAGTCCATCAGCTCGTTTACATGTAGAAGATACTACGTTAGGTTATAATCAGGCTGTTTTTAAAGTTGTTGGTGGTGGTGGCTCAACTGTCCAGATTG